ATCAACGGTTTTGAACTGGATAATTTTCCCATCTTCAACCATTGCCCATTTTTCATACTCAGCAGCAAATACTAAGGATGGTATTAAAAACAGCATAAATATAAGTTTTTTCATCAGATTTCTCCCTTACCATGCAGCTACAGCACTGGTGGCTTTATATTGTATGGCAATCCCTTTTAACCAGCCATCCTCCGCCATATCATCTGTACCATCCGTGTTCCTATAGATTTCCCAAACTATCATATCGGACAAAGCAGGAGACCCGCCAACAGTGACCGCTGGGGTTGCGTCACTTAATTGAGCATCTGCTCCAGCATCAGCTAACAAAACATCACTAATAACCTCTCCTGCATCAGCAAAGGCCGCATCATTAGGATCGCTGTCAGAAAATGCTTGTGCTTTAACTCCCCATTCACAAGTATCATTTGCGGTACTACCTGTTGCTGAGGACCAGTAAAATTTTACCTTAACAGTTCCCCTGTCCCAATCTTCAGGCATCGGGCTTTTATACTGTACCCTCTCTTCGGTAGCTCCGGCATCGAAAGCATAATAATCATGATCTAAGTCATGCGTACCGTACTCATAAGTACCTGCAAGTGCTCCATTTGTTGTGCAGGGTACAAGGGCTCCAGCGTCGATATAAATAGTTTTATATTGGTTAAGCTTCGAACCATCCCAGGTTCCCTGATCCCAAGCCAAACCCGTTCCTGCCAAACCCAAACTTAGCAACCCTACAACTAACCAACTTCCAAACAGCTTAAGAAACCTCATCAGCTTTCCCTCCTTCCTTACCCTTCTGCCAAGTCTTTGCGCCTAAAGGCCCCAGAATCACACCCAGATCTTGCCAGTCAAATCCATGCAAAACCCCGGTAGTCACATTAATATAGGTCCAGTTCCCCAGAACCACTACAACCACCAAGGCGGTTAAAATTCGCATACTCGAAAGATTCCCATTATCCTCCGAGAGACTTTCTCTCACCTTCCCTATAATCTTAGCTCCAATATTCATTTCTTCTCTCCTCTCTCTTCCCCCCAAGCAGTCAATCTCTCAAACCCTAAGAGCCTAAGGGCCTACTGATAGTTCAACCAAGCATCCATAGCCGTCACAGTTGCCACATCAGTCTCCGTAAAAAGAAGCTTAATAAACGGAGCCAGTGGAGGACTAAACCCTGTAAAATGAGTTCCTGCAGCCCCAGCCGAAATCACAGTAACCGCAACCGAAGGAGCCACAAAAGTTCCCTTTAGCGTCGAACAAACCAACACTGTAACCGTAACCGTCCCTCCAGTATTAATCATATGAAGTGAAAAATTCCCATTCAGCCTCAGCTTACTCATATCTATAGCATCACTGGTAAGCGTAGCCTTTTTCACAATGGCTCCCCCAGTCCCTCGAAACAACTCCATAGTCTTCACATTCTCACTCATCTTCTCTTTCCTCCCTGCGGCAAAGCCGCCTTTTAGCTCTCTACCCACCCATACTCAACCGATCCATTAAATGGATCAATCGAGCCGTGATGGGTTATTAAGTCTTTCTCTTCTCGTCGCTTCAACGCACAAGCAAGACATCTTTCCTCCAGAGTCTCTGGCTCTCCCTCAATCTTTTTAGGCCTGAAGATCTCTTGGGAAAGCCCATCTTCTCGAAGCCTTCTGGGAGCCACATAGTCTACCTCAGGGGCTATAAGGTCTACTTGGATTGCTATTCCCCAAGCCATAACCTCATCATCATTGCAGCCGGACTTAGCCTCAGGCTTTTGATTCTTATTTATAACGAAGGTAGTCATCTCCCGGCAAAGCCGAGAATCTCCCCATCCCTGTTTCTCAAGAAGCCAATTCTTCACCCCTGAAACCAGGACTTTTCGACTCGGCTCCGTAGTCCTCCAACCCTTCTTGAAGCTTACGGATTGTTTTGCAGAGTCGAAAATAGGCATCATGAAGAGGTTTTCTACGTCGTAGATCTCAAAACAGAAATCAAAGGTAGCAAGGCCTGGGGAGTTTGTTTCTATTCCCACCCAGGGAGCATCGGTGGTGGTATAGAAGTCGGCAACAATCTTGATAATACGAGCAAGCTCAACCTCGTTAATCCGTGAGAAATAACTGGCGTCACAGTCTTTAGTCCTACGGTTGAGAACTTTAACAATTGCGTAGTCTCCATCTTCCGTCCCTTCGACTACATCAACTCCGAGCGCATAGGAATCCTCCTTTTTAGGTTTCCGGAAAACGGTAAGGAATCCTTCAGAGTCTCGCACCCCGCCTACGTCAATCAACTCCAAGCCCCCCAGATTGAAGTCATAGTAAGTCTCAGGTGTTCGACCAATTTTCAGAAGGATTCCTACCCGCTTGCCCGCTTTGTCATCAAAAGCCGGGCGACCTGCCCCAATATAGTCGATATCAAGCTCTTGTGCAATCTCTAAAGCCGATCTTCTCTGACATTCCCTGTCGTACCAAGGACTCCGGATTAGGGTCTCCAAACCCTCACCCTCGAGATCCTCATCATCCTTTTTTCTCGGCCAGTTGCAATAGGCTCCCTCGGCTTTTCTTGGGTGAAGGCTCCAGTGAAGGCGGATTTTCCGCTTTGTAGTATCGGTGACTAAATCGTAATGTTGACCAGCAGCCCCGAATGGAGTAGATACTGGGATTCGAGACGGTGTCGCATCTCCAGCAGCCATCCAAGCTGCTCGATCAGTTCCTTCCCACTTAGCGAATTCGTCGAAGAGAACTGCAGCATATCGCCCACCAGTCGAGAAGTTAGCGTTGTTACTCTCTCCAGTTATCGAAGCTCCAGTCTCAGGGTTCTGCAGCCTCATAAAGTTATCATGCTTCTTCCATACAAACCCCTTGGGAAGCAGCCACTTGGGGAGTTTCCTCAGCGTATACCTGGCCTTCTCAAGAAGAGTCCTCATATCCCCCTTCTTGTCTACATAGTCTTCAATACGAGAGCCTAAAAGAAAATCTGTCCCACCTTTTGGGTCTAACCAGAACCACAGGAAGGTAAGGATAACAAGCCAAGAAGCTCCCATATCCCTACTCTTCTCCATAGGGCAATCCCAACCTCCATTGATTGCCTCCACTAAGGGGAGAAGGACTTTCTCTTCTTGATACTTATAGGTACAGAAAGGTTGGTGGTGAAAAGGTCTTCGCCTTACATCAAGAGTATAGAAAAAAGCATTAAAAGCAAAGATGATATCCCTATGAAAGAGCTCTTTAACCTTAGCCCGGAAAATGAGATCCCTCCGAGACTTGGAAAGAATCCCTCTCCTCCAGGCTAAATTCTCCCTATAATCCTTTGGTATTTGGCCTAAAATAGCTTTACCATTGTCCAGCAACTTCTTCTCCCCTCAACAATCCTGTTGGTTCAAACTCAAGCCAAGGAAATTCCTTCGCCCCTACTGGAGAGTTGTAAACAATCCCCGAAGTCTTTCCACTTACTTCCTCAAGCAACTGACTCATTTTAGCGTGATCTGCGGCGGTAGTACTTTTTATACCTGGGTAGCCAAAAGTTTTCAGATAAGGGGTATCTAAATTTACAAAATCTCCTGGTTTAATATCTTTTAAACTTTCTTCCCAACCTTGAGTCTTAATTTGAACATTCCGCTTCTGCATAACCTCACCAAGATCATCAATCTTTTGTGCTACACTCTTAGACGAAACATAGCTCCCAGGAGATACACGAGGTATTTCCCCAGGCATATACACACGGTTATAATTTCCAAGAAACAAGTGAGCTCCCGCTTTATCAGCTCCTTCATAGGTTCCTTTACTAAGCTTTCCCCAAACTTCTTTTATAAAAGGAATATCCTCTTTGAGTACTTTCCCCCTTATCCCCTTGGATAAGTCCCTCACTAAACCGTAGAAAACTTTCTTTAACTCCTTGAGGATCCTTTTTAATCTCTTTAAGATACTCTGTAACCTGAGGATTCTTATCGGAAACTATAGCTTTTTCAAACTTCCCAGCTTTCCCAACCCTAAGAAGCGAGCTTCCTGAACCAACGAAAGGTTCGTGGTAAGTTCCCTTCACAGGTTTCATCTTTTTAGCCAATGCAGCTGCTACACTTTTCTTAGCTCCTCGGTATCTCATCATACCCATAGGCAAACCCAACATTTGTGCAGCAACCTCCATAGCATCCATAAGAAAGCTTTCTGCCCCAGGACGTTCCACCCCTATATGCTCTTCTAAAGCTAACCGCATCTTCTCGTTTTTGATAAGTTTTTCCATTAGCCTATCACATTCTCGTCTACATCCTCAATAAGTTTAAAGACATCGTTTTGAAGCTCCTCGGTAGTCATATCCTTAACCACATGGATCTCGTTATGCTGATGAAAATGGAGACTCTTCGCCGCACTCTCCCCCATCTTTTTCTTTCCAGCATCTCGGTCTAAGATATCCGCAGCCACCCCCAATCGGAGCTTCCTTTCCGAGAGGCTAAGCTTCTTCCCACCCTCTCCATCCTCATCATCCTTATAGAGCTCTTCTTTGAGAACTTGTTCGGCCCGAGGTACCAAAAGCCTTATCCCTTCCCTAACATCACAGATACTCTCTTCAACCTCAGTTTCCAACCTACAGACTTCGGCAATGAAAAGGGGGGAGTTAGTAATAATTGAGATCTGCGCAGGAGCCATATTATAGATCCGAGCAAGATCCTTATTTCTCAGCTCACCCATAGCAACAATATCCCTTGCCATAGACCTGTGGTGGTTTCTCAGTTGTTTAATCTGAGTTCGATCGGGTAAATTTTCTGCGGGGCGACCCATCTTTTCCTCCTTTAAAGCAATCCTTGTTCTCTTAAAAAAGCTCCTCTACCTTTTTTCATTGACTCACGCATAGCTTTAGACTTTGGAGACAGTACTATATCTTCTCCGGGTTTAGCAATTTGTTCTACGAACTCATTGAAAAATCCTGGAACTTTGTCTGACCGTTGAATTATGTCTGGTCTGGGGTTCTTGCTTAGACGTTTTTCTAATCCAGTCCGTAAGAATTCTTTCCTCCCCGAACTCATTGGTTTCAGAGCGGAATTCTCTATAGCTCCAAATTCTTGATAAAGCACTCTCCGAGCTCCCTTAGCTACCTTCTGCCTACTTAACAGCTTAGACCCAACCATAGCCTCCAGGGTAAACTCCGTTGCTGCCATTCCCATCCTTAGCTGCTCAGAAGTCCAATCCCCTGTTTCCCCTCTTGGCCCACCGAGAAGAGTCTGTGCAGCTCCTCTTTGAACCTGCTCACCCTTCCCAATCAAGTCTCCAACAACCTTCACAGGAAGAGCAGCTATATATCCAACAAGACTTCCCAAAAACTCAAACGGAGCTTCACTGAAAGGTTGTCTGGGGTTGATTGCCTCTCCGCCTAAAGGTTGTGAAGCTACTCGATAGATTTCCTTTAGTGAGTCCTTAACCTCCAGACCTACATCAGGTATCCCACCAAGCCCAGCTTCAACCCCCTCTTTAAGCCCCTCTCCACTCGGCCAAGAACCAGTAGATCCTGATCCCAACCTTCTTTCTTGGGAGACTTCCGAAGAGACTTTGGGTTCGGAGGTCTGCTTAAATCTTCCATAGGCTTCAAGAACCTTGGGAATATAGGCTTGAGTTTCCTTAAACGGAGGAACTCCACCATATTTCTTCACAGCTCCTGGCCCTGCATTATACCGAGCCAACGAAAGGGAAACATCCCCTTTGGTAGCTTTGAGCTGTTTGGCTATGTACTTAGCCCCACCAAAGATATTCTGTCTGGGGTCTCCGAGATCCTCCACTCCCATCGCTCTTGCCGTCTCAGGCATCAGCTGCATGAGCCCTCGAGCCCCCTTAGATGAAACCGCTCCAGTTCTCCCCCTACTTTCTACTTGAATCATTGCCCGAAGCAGATCTGGGTCAACTTTGTAAAGTTTTGAGGCTCCCGAGATAATCTCATCATAGTTTGCTAAGGCCATTTCTTCTAATCCTTTTCTTTAAGCAGCCACTTAGCCATCAAATCTGGCCAATCTTGAAGTATCCTTAGCTCGGAAAGAGTTGTGGGTACCTTTTCTCCCTCATAGAGGGAGCTAAGAAACTCAATAAACCTTTTGAAATTTTCTGTCTGGGACCAAAGAAGCAAATCTCTCATCTTCGGAGGAAGATCCTTAGTCATCTCCTCAAGATCAAAACCTTCTCTGAGTGTATTAAAAGCCCGCTGCTCTACGGTTTTATCACAACGATCTGCGTTTAAGCTATTCTCACTAAAACTACACCAACGGAGATTCTCTTCACGATTATCCAATCTATCTCGATTAATATGATCAGGAACTTCGTCTTCTTTCCCTCGAACAAGAAACCTTGACATATTTATTGTAGGTCCAAAGGTTGCTGTTCTGGCGTAGCCGTTACTTAAACCCCAGCGGCAATACCTTACCTTGTCATAGTTCTTAGTATCTATCTTAGTCCAAACACCTTCCTTGAGCTTAATAAGTGTTACATCCCCATCAACCAAGTATTCGTTTGGAATCTTAGTCCCTATTAAAGCTCTTGCAGACTCAAGCATAGAATTTCCTCCGTCATACAAATATAAATTTATCCTCTAATTTCATCTTATGCTAAAGAGACAAAAAAGTCAAATTTCTTTGGCCCAATCAACCCCATTAATTTTCCCTCCCTCCCCAGACTCCCCCCACCTTAAACCTGCATCAATCCATTTAATGGATCGCTTCTGGGCTTAAATCCTTCCCCCAGGTTCGGCTTCGCCGGTTCCTCGTCTCCAGAAACCCTAAAAGTTATACGGCTGATTAGAGGGGTTTATCCCTCCCTCCGAGTAAGCAAATCCCCCCAGGCCCTTTCAACTGAAACCTTCTCGGCTGAAATGATTTCAACTGTGATGATCAGTGCTGTGACTGTTGGGACTGGGATGGTTTCAACTATGATCTTTAAAGCTATGATGGTTACGGCTGTGATTGTTTGGGCAGTGGTGGGGGATGGGCTGCTTTCAACTGAAACCTTCTCTTCTGTGATTGTTTGAGCTGAAAGGATCAGACCTACCGGATGGGATGGGCTAAGCAGTAATGGTTCTTGTTACCGTTAAGGGGAGAGGCATTAAAAAACCCGGCAGGCTTTAAACCCTACCGGGTTATGGTATGGGGTTAGGTTAGGGGTTATTCAATTTCTTCGGCCTCTTCGGGTACGTCCTCAATCAGCAACCCGGCCTCTTTCATCTCTTTCATTTTGGCAACCATCTGTTCCATTGTCATTCCGAGTTCGGCCTCGGCATTTTTGGCCTTTTGCGCCATAATCTTTTGGCCTACCCCGGCAGTCCTCTTCCCGATTTCATAACCATCAGCCAAAGTTTGCATGGCCTCATGACCATCCGGCTTTGGTGTACCATCATCTTCAAACCCAACTGTTTTGTAATCCGGTCTTGTAGAAAGTTGGCGAACACCGGCCTCGATAAGTGCGCTTAATGGGGAATCATATCGCTCTTGACACTCCTCATCGGTCTCAGGAATCAACCAGATAACCTGATACTTTTCATCAGACTTCGCTGTAAAACCGATATTGGTTACGACATTCTTGGTATTGTCAAATTCTCTTACGGGAGCATGATATTCGATTTCCCTCTTCACCACTGCTCCTACGCCATTACCATTGCTTTCTGTTTGCTCTGTCATTTTGTTCTCCTTTGTTTGGGTTGCGCCAAAATTGGCTTACCCCATACTATTGCAGCTTTTATGCCATAATGCAACAAATTCTGGATTTATCTTCTAACTCCCCGAAATGATTATCTTTATTTCTTTTCTTTCTTCTTTCTTCAAATCCTCAACCCATCCAATTATGGGCTAAAAGTTCAAAAATTTGTACCGTTTTTTCTAACTCCCCAATATCATTGGAAAAGAAGGATTCAAAAATTTGAACCACTTTTCGTAACCTATCGAAATCATTACATAAGAAGAATTCAAAAATTTGTACCCAGAATTATTCCATTTAACGGAACCATCGAGAAGTCCTAAGGGTATCCTCGTTAGCAACCTAACCGGGGGAGGGTGGGGGGTTGCCTTTTCCCCAAAATATGCGAATATGCAAACAAACCAACGAACGAACATGCTCAGGAATGTCTATTCCCTTATCTGCAGGGTGGGGCCTTTAGATTTTGGGAAAAGGGAAGGGAGAAGGAGAGCGAGTGAAAGTTTTGGGGAGGGAGAAAGTTCTTTAGTTAGGTCGCTTTTCATGTAGTTAGATTTTTTTTTTTTTTTTTTTTTTTTTTCTCTATAGAAAAGGGGTCTAAAATTTTTCCTTAATCCAGAAATCTTTTTCTCGCTTCCAGACTGCTTAGAGACTGCTTAGAGACTGCTTAGAGAACCAGAACTATCTTTCCCTCTCCCTTTAAGAATCAAACCAGCAAACTGGAAACCAAAGGCTAAGGCCCCCTGGTCGCAGATAACCGAATAGACATTCCCTTAGAGATTGGTTCGGGCATTTGCGTATTCGTGGGTTAAGGTATTTAATCATCCATAGAATCATTTTAATTCCTCGATTGCTTGCATTATCCCTCCCCATAGTGTATACTAAATCATAATTGAAATTCGATCAACTAACCCCAAACCCAGAGGGGGGCAACCAGCCCCAAGGAAACCAGCCCTAAGGGGCAACAAGGAGGAATATAGATTATGCCTTACTCATCAGTTCAATACTTTCGACATGCCTGTCAGAATATCGTAGACAACAAAGAAGCCAAAGCTTTGAATTGGGCAGCCAACAGGGCTAAACAAGGCTTGCTTGCCTCGGGGTTAGGAAGCCAAATAAGCTCGGAGGAACTTCGAACTCGTTCCCTTTATATCCTCACAAATATGACTCACTGGAGAGGGGATGTGGCTAAAGAAACCAGAGCAATATTCAAACGTATTTCTCGAGAGGAGATAGATTATGCTAAAAGACCTAAGAGTTAAGATCACCAATCTGAGGATTAGCCTCCCTTCGGGGAAAGAAGAAATTCGATTCTCCAATGCTTCTCTTATCTTTGAGGATAGTTGGGGAAGAACTTACCTCCTTGAGGATATTCGCTACGAGTCTGAGAAGAATATCCTCCGGGTAGACATTGAGAGAAAAGACGGAGGTCTTTAGGCAAAGCCTTATTAGGGGAAAGGAGAAATCTTATGACTATAACATTACAAGAGGCAAAAGAGTTGCAGCAAGGTACTATACTTCACTCAACAGTGAAGGGAGAGCTTAATGCTGATAACACACCAATAAGGTGGAAGGTTAATGGCAAACCAAAAGTATGGAAACGATCACCAGAAAAGGTAAAAGTTCCGCTAAAACATGGCCTGTATGTTTATGGCTACTTAACCGAGCTTAACTTAGACTGCGTTGAGTTTCCCCAAACCAGTAAGGAGAAAAGAAAGGAGAAAGCCCATGAGCAACCAGAAGTCTTTAAACCAAGCTTATAAAACCCGAACCCTATCCCAGGCGGGCCAATCAGTCTTGGCTAACATTATCCCTGCCCTCGAAGCCCTTCGCCCAGGCTCTGCCTTTACCATCACAGATACCCCGGAGAGAATAACCTCTATCCGGTCTTACCTCTACACCCATCTGACCTCCTCAGGTCAAAAGCTGTACTTCCGAGTTACTCGAGAATCTGCCTCCACCCTTCGAGTACTCTGCAGAGACCTCACCCCAGCGGCAAAGCCGTTCCTCGCATTCTCCCTTGTTGAGACCTTTGTCTTGGATAATCTTCTTTCCGCCTCTTCTCTTGACGAAGCCTCTTCTATAGCCCAAGTTGCTCTTTCCTCAAACCAGATCTCAGACCAAGACTTTGTAGAGATCATCGAGGAATGGGAAAGAAAAGTCGGTCCCCAAGGGGAAGCAAAAGTAGGTGCTGAAAAGATAACCAGGGTTAATCCATTAAATGGATTCATCGAGGATAAAGAAGGAGAGGAAAATGGTGAAGGAAAAGAAGCCTAAATGGCAAGAGCTGCTGGATAGATTCGAGTTAGCTGTTATTGAGTATGCTTGGTTAGGTTCTCAACATCCTTCTGATCATAACTCTATTGAACGAGAGTATAAAAGGTCAAAGAAAGCCTTGGCTGACTATCTTAAAAAAGGAGGAGAGGATGAAAAAGCTGATATTTTGTCTTGTAGTGTTGTGGGCTGCTTCTTCGAAAGAGGTTAAGGGAGAATCTTGGGGAACTTGGGGAAGTTGGGTAAAAAGCCCAGCCGCTTCTCAGGCTTTTCACCGGAAAGCCCATCAAAGGGCCGAGAGGTTTAGGCTTCATCGGCAAAGCCCTTTCGGGGAAAGGAGAAAGTGTTGTGGCAAAACCAGAAAAAGTTTTCACTATGAGCGCAGTTGTAGACTTAGTAGAGAAAGGGGAAAGAGTTTTTATCCACATAACTCAGTTCGCAAATTTTATGGCCGAAAGCGAAATTTTAGCCCTTCCTTTTTGTATCAAAAGCACCGTTGCCGGAGATCAAGTTATCCTCGAACGGTGGGACATAGGCGGAGATAGCTGGAGTGATTTTGGTGGGGGAGAAAGAGAAGATAGTTTAGACCTTTATTAGTCCCATTTGGGGAGAAAGGAAAATTTATGGCAAGACAAAGACTAAATCCAGCTTGGACAACTGAGATGAGAGAAGACTTAAATAATGTATTAGGTTATGATGCATCTCTCTCTTTTGTGCCTAAGATACTAAGTAATAATATGGCAGCAAAATGGCTAATAGCCGCTATAGCAGAAAGAGGTTTTATTCCTTCTGTTGAAAACCTTGGAGCCGGTGTTAAAAGGATAGGGATTAAAGGAACCTGCTGTAAACTGTGTGGAGCACCTTTGGGAAAAAGCTGAGAGGGGAAAGTTTTTTCCCAAAGTGGAAAGTTTATTGCTGTAAATAGGGACAAACAGGCCCATTTATGGTAAGCTGTTTTTAGCGAATGGAAAAGGAATTGAGAAGTGAAACTTATACTTTTGGGTAAATTTAACGCAGTGAGGAGAAACCCTATGAACTTAAGTCCTGTATTATTGTACAAAGAGGCTAAAGAGAAGGAAACTCAAATTCAAGATCAGATTAATTTTCTCAATCCAATTCTCGAGGAGTATAGGCAGAAGGCCTATGCCTCAGAGGAAATTCTCTGGGACTTGAAGAGGAATCTGGAGGCGGCTCAACGAGAAATGTTTGCCCTTGCGCAAGCGCTTTCTGCTGATGAGCTTTTGGCTATGCGATCTGGGCTTACCGTTGCACAGATTCGGATTGGAAAGGCTCTTCTTGCTAATCTTAAAAAGCTGAAGTTAAATCCTATTGGAGATCAGGATGCCGCCGTCCAGGAAGAATAAACAAACACCAAAACTGCCTGAAGGGGCAGAACCAACAGAATGGGAGAGGCTAAGCTTTGAGAAGTTAGCTTCTCACCGTTTTATAAACTGCCCCTTTTACTCGCAGTGCCTTGACTACGCTTCAGCCCTTTACTGGGAAAGTTGGTCTTGTAAGTGGTGCAACCTTTGGAAGGAGAAAACCTAAAAATGCTAAGAACCCTTACCCCCGAAGAGACAGCCCGGCGAGAGCTTGGCCCTCCAAAAATCCTCGATAATACTATGAGAGTAGGCTATCATCAGTGTCAACGAAAGTTTTATTGGACCTGGGTTCGAGGAGTTGACTATTTAGTTCGACCTTCCTATTTTGCCTGGGGATCAGCCTGGCATGAGATCAAAGGTCATTGGCACAGGCTTCCAGGTGCTCAGGCTGAACCTTATTCTCCTGAGTGGAAAGAAGCAGCCTTAGAGGCTCTAACCATTGGGTTAGACTATTGGGACAACTCTGGAGCCACCGATATTCGGCTGGATAATCGAGACAACCTAACTCGGCTTTGGAAAGCCTATGTGCTTACCTATCCTTCCGAGCCTTGGAGTTTGGTTAAAGGAGGAGCCGAGCTTGGCTGGTTGTGGCCTCTACCCCTCTCCGGAGGAAGAGCTTCTTCCTATTTCCTCGGAGGCTCAATGGATGGGTATATAGACTATCCGGGTTTTGGAACTATGCCCTTAGAGGAGAAAACCACTGGGATATGGCTCTCGGACTTCTGGCTTATGCAGTGGAGATTTTCTTCCCAAGTAACCGGATATTTCTGGTACATCATGCAGCTTGTTGGTGAGTGTGCCGGAGTCCTTCTTCATATGACAACAAAACAGCTGGTTAAAGGAACCGGCAAGACTCCCCAATTTGCCATTCAGATAGAGTCTCGAACAGAGGATGCCCTTAGAGAGTTTGAGCAAGACTGGAGAAGAGATATAGAAAACATAGAAAAAAGCTGGGACAGGTGGCATTTCCCTAAGACTACAGACACGATTAACTGCACAGGAGGAATTGGCAAAGCTGCTTGCCCCTACAAAGGCCTTTGTCTCTCAGGCCTACCCCCAGCTCTTCTCGATCCTATGAGTTTCCCTAATTTAACCTATAGAAGGGAGAAGTGGGAGCCCTGGAAAAGATCGACAGCAGAAAGCCGAAGAGGAATTTCAAAAAGTCTTCCTTTTTCCCTTCAGATAAGAAAAAAAAGGAAAGGAATAAGTAAAGAATTGCTTAACAAAATTGAGCGGAGAAAATAATGGCCAAATATTTGTGTAAGACTAATGAGTATAGGACTGTTGATAAAGTTACCTATATTATTCTTAAAGATAGGTATGGTAAAACAAAAGATGAGGCACTAATTGACACTGAAGACTTAAAAAAGATTATTCCTTATCACTGGTACATTGGTTCTCACGGTTATGTTGTAAGCCATATAGGTGACTCAGTTCTTCTTCTTCATCAGCTAATTATGCGAACAAAGGAAGAAGGAAATTTAAACTACAAAATAGATCATATTAGGCAAAACCCTCTTGATAACAGAAAAAGTAAGCTAAAGCGTTGTTCTTTTAACAAGAATAATTGGGACACTACTCTTCGTTCTGATAATAAATCCGGTTATAAAGGAGTAGACTATGTAAAAAGAAGGAGAAAGTGGCGAGCTCGGATTAAAGTATATAGTAGAGAAATAGCTTTAGGTCATTTTAATACCTTCGAAGAAGCGGTTGAAGCAAGAGTAAAAGCTGAGCAAAATCGAGCAACTATGGAGTAGCCGAGAAGTGATCCATTAAATGGAACCATGAAGGATTAGGAGAAAAGGGGGAGAGCTGATGTATTGTCAACTGGAGCTGGAAACTGTAGCGGGAACAATCTTCCAAGGGCCTTTTGTTTTTAGGCTCGAGGATGGAATCGAAAAACTGAGCCGGTTAGGTTGGTTGACTAAGACTCGGAATGGAAACGGTCAGGGAATTCTCAAGCTGGTTGAAATTTGGGACTTTCCAAGAGCAAGTCTTTGGAAGGCCCTGTTTGATGATGAGTCTGGGGAGAGACATCTTAATCGGGTAAAGCAAGCAGAATTTGCCTGGAAAGCCTTTTTTGTGGCTAAGGAAAAGAAAGGAGAAGGGGAAAATGCCTAAGGTGACAAGAACACTGGTTTATGAAGGAGAAGAAGAAGCCTCGGTTAAAGATGTGCTTAAGCGATCTCTTGTGCAGCCAGGTAGACCGTACTTTGCTGCTTGGGGTAGCATAACCGAAACTTCGAGAATCAAAAAGGAAAAAGAAGAGGTGAAGGCTGATGAATGAAGAGGCAAAGAAAGCAGAGAAAGAAGAGGAAGTTTCTGAGTCTCCTAAAGAAGAGAGAGGGAAGGAAAGTGCCTTCTCTGGGGAAGGAGTTGTGATTAAGGCTGAGGAAGCAAGTCTTGATCCTGATAAGCATAAGTGGAAAGCCTTTCTTGCTGGGCCCTCGGGAAGTGGGAAGACGACAGCCATTAGAACCCTTCCCGGAAAAACCCTTCTTGTTGACTTTGACGGGAGATGGGATACGGTTGCTGGGCTTCCTAATGTAGACGTTTATACTATTCCTGAAGAGAATCCCAGAAGTCCAAAGGCTTGGGCCAAGGCGGTGAGGTTTCTCGACGTGGTTCTTGCGGAGGTTCGGCAGGGAATTTTTCCTTACTCGGGAATTTTCTTTGATGGGTTGACTATGATGGGGAGGGTGAGTCTTAATTGGGCACTTCTCTTGGATTCAAAGCGAGGTCTGGGAGGAAGTCCGGCGAGGCAACACTATGGGCCTCAAATGGACAATCTGGCTAAGTTTGTTCTCGCTACTCTGGCCCTCCCCCTTCATATAGTTTACTCGGGGCATATTGAGCTTTTTCAGGATGATTCTACAGGGTCTCAAAAGTTTTATCCTAAGGTTACGGGGAAGCTGAGGACAGAGGTAGCCAACTGGTTTAATGAGACCTACTATTGCTATCGAGTTCCCAATGAGGATGGGAAGCTCTGTTACTATTGGCAAACAGCGGGAAGTGGGAGACAAGAGTTCTTTAAGTCTTCACTCAATTCCCTCGGGAAGTTCTGGGAAGACCCGATTGAGCTTGACTTTGACTCCAAGGATCCTCAAGGGTTTAAAGGACTTTGGGGGAGGAGATTTTTTGGGGAGGGAGGTGAGGAAGAGAAAGACTAAAGTTGGAAAGGAGAAATAAACTAAACTTAACCTAAAAAGGAGAACGAGAACTATGGCAAGGGAAACAAATTCTTATGTGATTGTTGGAGAAGAAACTTGGCTTTCACTCGAGGATAAAGAAGGTAATCTAGTAGCATTAACCATAGTTGATACCGAAGATCTTAAAAGAGTCCTTCAGTTTCGTTGGTGGTTAGATCCTAATGGATATGCTATTACAGAAATTTGGTTGAGAACAAAAGATAAGCAAAAGATGCGATTACCTCTCTCAGATTTGATTATGGAAACTCATAGAAGCACAATTTTGTTTCCTATAACTGATCATATTAATCGGGTTAGACTTGATAACAGAAAGAAAAACCTAAGAATTTGTACCCGGAGTGAAAACGCACTTAATGCAAAGCTTAGATCAGATAATATTTCTGGTCACCGAGGTGTTCATTTTCTTAAAAGAAAAAATAAATATCAAGCTTATATTAACATAGATAAAAAAAGAGTTAATCTTGGTAGTTTTGATTCTTTTGAGGAAGCTGTTGAGGCGAGAAAACGCGCAGAAAAAGAATTTAACGTACTTAACTAAAGGAGATTTAAGCATGGCTACGTTCAATGTTAGTATAGGAAAAGAGGATATACAAGAGGGAGTTCTTTTGCCCGAAGATTGGTACGAAATGCAGATCGTAAAAGAACCCTTTAAGGATAAGAATTCTTACTGGAAAGGAGCGGGAGAAAAGCTGTCCTTTAAGGATGCTGTGGAAATCAACGAGAAGTCTGGTGAGAACATTGTGGTCAGGCTCAAAGTGGAAAGCTCAACTCCGGAATTTCAGGGAAGAGCCTTCACAAAGTGGCTTCCACTTCCCAATCCTACCGATGCTGATCTTTTCATGAACGATGGTCAGCCCAAAGCCGACTGGAAAGCAGGGGTAATTCACACCTGGGTCGAGGCCTTTGGAGGAGTTTCCGAAGGTAAAGAAGTCTCTCTTTCCGAGAATCAGAAGGCTTTTGTCTATGTGATTCAGGAGGTTGATAACCGAGCCGAATCTGCTGGAGAAACGATAAACTCTATCTCCATGAATATTGATCCCAAGTCCATTGGGGGAGGATCGGGTTCTCCGCTCGGGGATGGAACTGAGAGAGGGCTTGAGCCTTCGCTTGATGGTGGTGGAGCAGCAGGTCTGGGCTTTTAAGCCTAAAGGAGGAAAAGCGGGTATAGCTCAGGGGTAGAGTGTGATCTTTCCAGGATCGAAGTCGCAGGTTCGAATCCTGCTTCCCGCTCCAGCTTACTAAGGTGAGGGAGAGGAAATTGGTGGGCAAAAGAAATTGTAGCCTTAGCAAGTTTTTAAAGAGGTGTAGCCATTAGGAAAGGCAGAAGGTTTTGATCCTTCTAATGATGGGTTCGAGTCCCTCCACCTCTTCCAAGAAAGGAGAACATCGTGATTGGGCTTTAGGCTTACTTGACCAAATAAAGGAGGAAGAGAAAGAATGAAACCAGTTAAGTTTCAGATTGATGACAGTCTCTGGGAAAGGTTCTTCCGAATCTTCCCAGGACATGGGGAGCGCTCAGCAATTTTGAGAAAGGTGGTAAGACATATAGTTGTATCTCATGCTGAACTTCCTCCTCTTGAAGAAGTGGTAGCAACCCGAGTGATGGAGGATTGGAAAGCCCCCGGAGGAGGGGAGAATGAATAGGTTAACGAGTGTTATAGGGCTTGCTCCCTCAGAGTTTTCCTACGAAGCCTTTAAGGAAAAGCTTGTCGGGGAGCGGAATAGAGTTAGAGAAAGTCTTGAGGAGTTCCGAAACCGGAAAAAGAAACCTTCTCCTGCTGCTAAAGCAAAAGGGATTGCAGCAAGTTTAAAGAAGGCTGGACTTTCTCCTGCTGACTTTCTCAAAGGACTTGAACTGCTGCAGCGAAGCTGCCAAACAACCAAATCGGCTAAGCCGGAAGGAGTAAAAGAAAAATGAATGAGCAAAATTTAGATTTTCTTGATGGAGAACCAGAGGAAAAGATTGAGTTCTATGCTGCTGGAGTAGGATTTCGGGAAGCTTGGCAAGAAAATATAGCGGCTTTGGAGATTGGGGAAGAAGTTTTCTTTGTCCCTGAACCTACGAATAAGTTTGATGAAGATGCGGTTCAGATTGTTACCGGGCTTGGAGTCTTCCTTGGTTATGTGCCTGCGAAGACTGGAGGGTTTAAAAACAAGTGGGTGCTGAATCGACTCTCCGAAGGGCAAATGCTTGTTGCTAAAGTAGTCTCTGTTAACCCAGGAGGAAAACCATACAGCGCTCTAAGGGTAAGGGTTGAGTTACTTGCAAATCCACTGAAATAGAAATTAACTACCAGGCCCCCCTGATTGGAGATAGAGAATGACTGAAATTTTAGGATCAGCACCAAGTCTTAACGAAGCGGCACCCAAACCTCAAGAAACAATCTATGCCCGAAACCCATCTGAAATCTTTGTCCGAGATGATCGGCATAGGCAACTCTTCAAGCGAAAACCTCTCGAAGAGCTTATTGACTCAATCCGAGAAACAGGACAAACTCAACCTGGAGTATGTTATACAAACCCAGAGGGGGCTCTTGAACTTATTGTTGGAGAACGGAGGCTTCGAGCTTGCCTTTTCCTCCAAACTCCTTTCAAGTATTATGTCAAAGAAGAAATCACAGATCCACTTCTTCTCGAGCAAATTCAGCTTGATGAGAACCTATGTCGAGAGGATCTCGAATGGAAGGAGAAACTTAAGGCTCAAGAAAGACTCCACAACGTACTTCAAGAGCGTTTTGGCAAGACCTCTCCTGGCCAAATGGGAGGGCATGGCTATGAGGATACAGCAGCTCACATAGGGATAGGGAAATCAATTCTTCAAGAAGATATTATCCTTGCGGGGTTTCTTTCTATCCCTGAGGTTGCTGCAGCACCCAATAAAACCACGGCTAAGAAGATTGCCAAACGCCTTGTTACCCAAGTCCAAAGGCAAGAGCTTCTCGTCAAGGCTCTTGGAGCCCAAAAGACTTCTGTCTCCGAGCAAGCTCCATTAACTGAACAAGCTCGAGCAGAGGCAACCTTCCAAGACAAAAAGAGAGAGGAAAAGTGGGCAAAACACCGGGAGGAGATAAAGAGTCTAACTGGGAATGAGATTTTGCAGGGCCAGGCAGCCAAGGAGCTTGCTTTGGAAAAGCAGCTTGTCTACTATAGCAAACGATGTATCCTTGGAAAGATGGAGGAGAAGCTTCTCGGGTTTAAAGACGAGAGCTTTGACATTGTTTGCTTTGATCCACCCTGGGGAGTTGAGTTCGACAAGGTTTCAAAGCCAAATCCTGGGACTAAAGAATACGAAGACTCTTGGGATAAGTTTTGGCTAAGCCTTGAGAGTTGGCTTACCCTTATCTACCAAAAGATGAAACCGGATTCCCATCTCTATATGTTTTTTGGGATAGTCTCAGCAACCTTTGTTTATAACACCTTAGAAAAGGTTGGTTTCAAAACTAACCATATGCCTTTAATTTGGCACAAAGTGGGAGCCCATGTGACTCGGAACCCTCTGGTTTGGCCAGGCCGATCCTATGAGCCCATCGCCTACGCAAGAAAAGGCTCCAAGCCTTTGGTCAAACAAGGAGCGCCAGATGTAATCCCTACCCCAATGCCTACCCCATCCCTTAAGGACATTCATCCTTCAGCCAAGCATCCCCAAATCTACAAGGAACTTCTTCTCCGTTCAGCCCAACCCTCAGATACAATCCTCGACCCTATGGCAGGCTCAGGTATGTTTGGGGTAGCAGCAGAGAGTCTTCAGGCAACCTTGGCCCTTAACTGGTTTCAAATTGAAATCGACGAGGATTATCGAAATCTTGAACTTCTCAACTTGGCTAAAGGATACGCCGAAGTAGCCAGAAAAGAGACCCCGGAGGAAGGACAGACTTACCAGCACAAAGATTGGCAAGCTAAGCCTATCCCCACAGATTTTAAACTTATCAAACCAGGAACCGAAGATTGGACAAGATACTGGCAGGAGAATCCTGAAAGTCAACAAGCTATGCTTGACTGGAGAAAAGAGTTGGTTAAAGACCGGACTTGCTAAGGTACTCTGCTCGTTTAATCCATTAAATGGAATCATCGAGAGAGAATGGAAGGAGAGGAATGCAAAAATTAACTACTAATGTAGTCAAACCTATAGGCCCAAAGAATGCTCGAATGTGCTTTATTGGCGAAGCTCCTGGGGAGGATGAGGATATTTTGTGTACTCCTTTTGTGGGAGCTGCGGGACAGTTTATGAAGCGGGTTTTTGCTAAGAAAAGGATTACCTATTCGGAATCTCTCGTGGGGAATATCTTTAACCAGAGACCTCCGAATAATCTTGTATCTTATTTTTATGAGGATAAAGGGCCGAAGCAAAGGACAAGGCTAACTTGGGAAGGAATGGAACACCTTGAGCGGCTGAGGATTTGGCTTGAAAAACTTCTTGCCCACCGAAAGGCTACAGGAGAGGGGCCGAATGTTCTCGTAGCTTTGGGGCGGACTCCTATGTATCATCTGACCGGGAAGAAACGGAGTTATAAGTGGAGGGGGAGTATCCTTCCTTGTACATTGGTTCCTGGGTTTAAGGTTTATGTAAGCTTGCACCCGAGTCATGTGATGAGAACTATGAATGAGGAGGGGGTGAAGCTTCAGGGGATGAAGAAGGAGCGGAGTCAGAATGCCCTACCCCTCTTTGAGGTTGACATGGATAGGGTTAAGATGCAAGCAGAAAACCCAAACTATGCCCCACCGGAGAGAAAGTACGAGATTTCGTTGAGCTATGGAGAGCTTGTCTCGAGACTTGAGTGGGTTTTAAAGACTAAACCTCCGTATCTCTCCTGCGATATAGAAACCTTGCAGGGAACTCATGGGCCTATAGTCTGGTGTATTGGTTTTGGAGAGAAACCTAATTGGGCTTTTGTTGTTCCGATTCTGCGGAGAGGGGCCTTTGCTTGGACGTTGGAGGAAGAGGCTCATCTTTGGAGGTTGATCTCGCAAATCTTTCTTTCCCCAGATATGAGGAAAATCTTTCAGGGAGGCATGTACGATCTGGCTATTCTTGGTAGATACTATGGGTTGAGGGTAGCCGAGGGAACCTATGGGGATACCATGTACTGCCACCATGCGAGCTATCCTTACCTGTGGAAGAGTCTTGAAGTTCTTTGTTCTATGTATACCTGGGAGCCTTACTATAAGGATGAAGGGAGGGTTAACGTAGGGAGTAGGACTGATGAATCTGAGTTTCGATACAACGGGAAGGACTGTTGTGTGACAAGAGAAATCTATCCCATCACTGTGGCTAACGCAAAAGAGCTTCAGACTTATGAGGGGTATAAAAGATCTATGAGTATTCTGCCGAGTCACCTTGGTATGACTATCCGAGGGGTAAGGATAAATAGGGAAAAGAAAGAAAAGCTTAGCAAACGGTTTACTAAGCGAGCTTCTGAATGCCAACAAACTGTAGTCGACTTGACTAAGATGGATATAAATCTCAACTCTCATACGCAGAAGAGTAGGCTTCTCTATGGGTTTCTTGGGTTAGATCTTCAGATTAAGAGGACAACCAAGAAGGTTACTACGGATAAGAATGCGCTGAATAAGCTTAAGAGGAAGTATAGAGGAACCACAAATGGGGAAATTGTTGAGGCAATTCTTGACTATCAAAAGTTCTCCAAGCTCGCCTCTACTTATGCCGATATGAAGTTAGACTCGGACGGTCGGGTGAGGACTTCTTATTCTCTTGTCTCCACTTGGAGGATGAATTCTTCCTCCTCCCCCTTTGGAGGTTGGACTAAGGTAGACAGGGAAGGGGGGAACCTACAAAACATTCCTGTCCGTTCTGAGGAGGGGAGACTGATTCGAGAGCTCTTTATCCCGGATAAGGGGATGGTTCTTATAGCTTCAGATAGAAGACAAGCAGAGGCTATGTATGTTGCTTGGGATTCTCGAGACCAAGAAAGAATCCAGATGTTTCTCAACGGGTTTGATGTTCACTGGTATAATGCAAAGAGAATCTTTGGGATTCCGGAGACGGTAGCCTATCTTCCTAAAGCTCTTTGGCGAGATGCGATTACAAAAGAGGAACACACTCTCAAAGAGTATAGGGATATTGGGAAGACTATTGTTCACGCGGGTAACTACGGTATGGGGCCGTACAAGCTTCAAGAGGTTCTGGCTGTACAGGGATTTATCTTTGAGTTCAGTGAGTGTAAGGCTTTCTTGGAAACCCATAAGGCTCGAAATCCTTTCCTTCTTGCTTGGCAGAGAGAAATCCGAGACGAGGTAAGGGCAACCCGAACTCTGATCTCAGCGATTGGGAGGAAAAGAGAGTTCATGGGAAGGTTTGGGCCAGCTCTTTACAATGCAGCCTACGCTTTTAAGCCCCAGAATACTATTGGGGAAATGACTGAGATGACTATACAAAGAGTTTGGCAGGAGATTCCGGAGGTAGAGATTCTTCTTAACTCGCATGACGAAGTGGTAGGACAATGTAGGCCTGAGGATTTGGAGGAGTGTCGGAAAAGGATTACGGAGGTTTCTCACTTTCCTTTGATGATTAAGGGAAAAGAGCTTGACATTCCTGTAGACTTTAAGTGGAGCCCGGATAGTTGGGGACAACTGAAGGAATTGGAGGCAGCCTAATGAGCAAACGGATTCGGACACAGAAGCAGATTGAGCAGTTTGAGCGCTTTCGAGCCAAGGGAACCTTGAAGGCAGCGCAGGGAAGTTTTCTACACCTGAGTAGGAATATGGTTCTCCCTCGGTTCATTCGGGCTGAGTTTTTGAAGCTGTCGAGACTTTGTCGAATGGCTTTGCAGATTGATTACTGGAGAAAGACTGGAAGAAGCTGATGAAATACAAGATAGTATCTTCAGACGAAGTACCAAACGGAGAAATTTGGTTTGTAGATTCAAAACTGGAAAAAGACTGGAGGCCGATAATGGGAATCTGGAAACAATTAATTCAGGGAGGAGAAGTGAACATGAAAAGAGTACTTATAGAAAGCCCGTTCGCAGCGAAACCGTCTGTTCTTTTTGGTGAGCAGATAGCAGAAAGAGAAAGAAATGAAAGGTATCTTGAGGCTTGTATCTTTGATTCTTTGGGGAGAGGAGAAGCTCCTTTTGCTTCTCATGGATTTTATACTCGCTGGCTTAAAGACACTAAGCCTGAGGAAAGAAAGCTGGGAATGGCCTGTGGGAAAGCTTGGGCAAGAAAAGCAGAGGTTGTTGCTTTCTATGTGGACTATGGTATGACTCCTGGGATGCTTCAGATGCTTGATTGGGTTCTTCAAGAGCTCAAGGGTAGGATTACTTCTGTTCCAGCTCCAGAATTGAGAAGAATTCCTGGCTGGTTCGAGGAGAATCTCTGTTGAGCTCATCACGTAAATGCAGCGGAAGCTGGCTTAAGACTCTTGGGGAGTACGTAGAAGAAACAGAATCTCCCCGACATTTTTGGTTGTGGTCAGGACTTTTTATCCTTGGCTCAGCCCTTCAGCGGAGGGTTTGGCTACCCTTTGGTATGGAGACAATCTACCCTAATCTTTTTATCATGGTAGTTGCTCCTCCGGGGTGGTCGAGAAAAGGGGCTCCAGTAGGTTTTGCCAAGAAGATTCTTGAGGATATAGGCTTGCCCGTAGGAATTGATTCCCCTACAAAGAGACATTTGACCAAACGGCTTGCTGCTCTTTCGGAAACAGAACAATTTTTCTACAAAGGATTTAAAAGGCCTCAGGCTCCCTTGGCTCTTGTCTCTAAGGAGCTTTCCTCTTTCCTTGCTGTTGATCCAAAGAATATGATCGAGGCAATAACCGATCTTTATGACTGTCACGATAAGTGGGACTATGGAACCGCAGGAAAAGGAGAGGATCTCTTGAGGAATCTCTGCATTTCGTGTCTCTTTGCTACGACTCCAGATTGGTTAGCTCGAAATCTACCTGAGGAGGCTATTGGTGGAGGGTTTACTTCTCGGTTTTTGCTCATTAGTGGGGTAGACCGGTATAAAGAAGTACCTATCCCACCACCTCCCCCGGCGGAGCTTTATAAAAAGCTTCGAGCTGATCTTGAAATGATAGCTCACATAGCGGGAGAGTTTGTTTGGGGAGAAGGAGCTGAAGAGCTTTTCATAGAGTGGTATAAAGGGATTAAACCTTGGGCAGACTCAGTAGGAGATGATAGGCTCTACGCTGCTTTCTCTCGTGTCCATGTTCAAGTAATCCGGGCATCTATGTGTATCCATGTTGCTCGAAAGAATGATCTCGTTCTCGAAAGGGGGGATATAGAAACTGCGATCAAGCTGGTTAAAACTACTTTTGAAACAGCCTCTGAGGCCTTTTCGGCTCACGGAAGATCACCCATAGGTATAGTCTTAGATAAAGTAATCAAACAGACTAAGATGTTCAAGACCACAACCTCGTCTCGACTTCTCAAGCTTAACTATCGAGATGTAACACTTAAGGGCCTTCAAGAGATCTTAGAAAACCTGGAGACTATGAAGCTTATTAGGACAGAATACTGCGACAAGACCAAAGAGACTTTTGTCTACTGGGTAGGAAAATGCTAACCAAGAACGGTGGAGAGAAGAAAAATGATTGAATACTTACCAAAAGAATTTGGTTATAGAGAAAAACTTGAGAATATCATCCTACCGCTTAACCATGCAAAGGAGGAAAAAATGGAATACAAGCTGCTTATCGAAGAACGGTCAACACTTATGGAGATTCAAAAGAAACTCAACCAGTGGAAACATAACTACGATATAAAGATTTTAGCTATGGTTCCTTTTGGCCCAGAGAACAGTGGGATTAGTCTACTAATTTTGCGCTCACTAAAGGGGGAAAATCATGGAGCCTAAGCCAAAACTGTATGATCCTATTGAAATACTTGAGGATAACTTATCTAAGAAAGCTAAAGAGAAAACCATTGAGAACACCAGAAAAGAACTTACAGGCAAACCTGAAGAACAAGACGCTTACCAAAAGGAGGTTGAGAAGATAGCTGCCCAGCTCCAACCTCCTCAACCCCAACTCATGCGAATTCAAAAGGGAATGAAGATTCAGTTCTATGGGTACTCCTACAAATGTACAGCAGCAAGACTTAACGGAAAGGTAACTCTCCGGTTTAACGGGTTGTGGAAAGGAGAAGATCCTAAATGAAACTTAACTGGGTTGGAGTTGAGGGAGTCTCTCTACTGGCAAGAGAAAACATAGCGAGAACGCTTAACAGAACAGGTGAAATGGCTCTCCGTTGTTCTCATATGACAAGAGAGACAGCACAAAAAATAGCTTCTCTCAACAGTCTCTTGCTTGATTATGTAAGCATGTACTATAAAGATAAACCGACCCAATACTATATTTTTCGGATAAACTATCACCTAAATTTTCAAAACAAGCTAAGAAAGGAGGAAAAGAAAAAGCGACAACTGCTTTCTATTCGAAATACAGTTATCGCTTCAGTCACCCTTTATCTTCTTTGTCTCTTGGGCTTAGTCCTCTTTCTTTAGCCTAAGGATAGCCCTCGAGAATCCTGCAAACCCCTCTTCTTTAGCCCCTCGATAAAACGATTTAACCTGAAGGCCTCCTGGAAGAAAGATCATAGCCGAATCCAGGACGGCCTTCGCATGTCTCGCAGAGACCTCTGGATCAGTGATAGACATAACCGCTCTTCCTGCATGATAGGCTGGAGTCCAACCCGGAGGAAGCAAGAACTCATTAAAGTCTCCCGGAAACGGCCCAAGAGCTGTTCCTCTTGCTGCCGTAGCCTTACCCCAAAGTGGTTCCATAAGCATAAAAGCCATGCTCTGACTCATCATTGCAGTGAAAATTCGCTCAACCTTAGCCCCAGGACTTGCCCCTGTGGTCGCCCATTTCTGAAGCAGCGTTCCGTAGTTCATCCACCAGCTCTGAAAAATTGCCCCTGTTCGACCTATGGCTCCATACTTTCTCAACACCACCGGAGCTTCTGCAGCTCCATAAAGATACTGAGTATCCGAGATAACATCTTTGATGTAAGAGGCTTTGGCTTCCCCTGTCTTCCCTCTGTAGAGAAGATCCTCTACATCTGCTCTGCTCCACTCATACCGTTTATCCAACCCAAGTTTCTTCGAGAACCTTCCCACATACTGAGGCTTAACCTCACCACCAAATTTACTCACAAGCCTATCCCACTTGATGTTAGCTGCTCCCCCAGTAACATACCTATTAAACCTATCCGAACCTCTGAACATCCACATACTTGTGTCTCGAAGGCTCTCAAGAGTAGGCATTTCCCTTCCTTTGATTACTTTTCCTATTTGGAGCATTCTTGGTCTCATATGAATCTCAGGAGCATACTCTGTGATTGCTCCAATGCTTCGAATATAGGCTCGGTTCTTTGGGTTGAATGCCCAGCGGTATCCCTCGGCTAACTTTCCTAAATCTTTAACCCCACCAAGATCTCCGGGAACAGTAAGAAGAGGTTGAAAGAGATTCCTCACGGCACTAAAAGGTTTAAACCCAAGACCACCAAGATAGACCATGTTGTTTACACTATAGGCCAGATTGATAACTCTTTTTTCATTCCAAAGTCCCTCCCCTTTCCCCATCATTCTTGTCAATCCACCAATAGTTTTGGTAAAAAATTGGGCCAGCTTATAGTCAGACACGGTGGGAACTCCCAGAATTCCAGTGAAATAACTTTCCGCATACTCAATCCAAGCTGGAGGCAGTCCTTCAGTAAACTTCACCACCTCTCCAAGCTTGTCGTAGAGAAAATGTTCCTTAGCATGAGACATAGTCCTTGCTTGAATCATAGTTCCAAAGTCTACCGGAGCTCCTCTTTGTTTCTCAAGCTCTCTAAGCTTGGTATGAAAAGCGGACTGTTCCTTAAAGAGGCCTCCTCTCCATCGCTTTAAGAGGGCATCCTCATGCTTTGAGACTCTGGCCACATAATTATCCAGATACCTCATGAACCCACCTTTAGTCCAAGCAAGTTCTTGTTCTAAACCTCGGATCGATCGCCCAGCTTTATTCTTACCGCCCTTAAGAACTACCCCAAGCTCTTTTCCTTCGGCCATAAAATACGGATGAGTCTCCCCCTGAAAGGTCAACTTCTCTGTTACCTTTCCAAGAAGCTCTTTCATTCCTACAATCTTTTCTGTGGGATTCTTTCCGCTGGCAGTAGAGAAAAGTCTATCCACAGCGTAGTTTAAACCTCCAGGCCCGGTAAGCATTTCATCTACCTTAGCTTGACCCAACCGAGTAAGATTAGCCTTTCTAAACAATCTGGGGATTTGAAGCTTAACATGCTCCCCATAGAGATGATCCAAATAGACTCTTGCGGTCTCTATAATAACCTTAGCCCCAGGAGAGACAGCCTTAGCCACCCTTCCCATCTCAGTCCTCAGCCCCTCTACGGCTTCCTTTCCTTTCGTCCTCGAAACTGTTTGAGATAGCTCATCAAGTTTTCTCATCACCTTATAGGCCTCATCAAAGACTGCTGGTTTAGCCCACTTCGTCCTCTTGAAAAGAAATTCCCCACTCTCCTTAATCTTCACCTTTCCTACCCCTCGTTGCTCAAGCATTTTTGAAAAAAGAAGAGAATTGTTAAAGTAGCTTTTATTCATCCTTCCCAACGAGGCTTTAAGAGGAGCATAGATTCCAGAAAGAGTTCCCATCACCTTCTCTCCATACCCGAAAACTACCCTTGCAGGTTTAAACGTAGCCAAAATCGTTGGGTGTTGAATTTGCCAGCTTAGTGCCTTATGCTCCATCATATCAAGAAGAATGTTGCTCATTTGAGCTGGAGTAACATCTCCAAAACCTGCCCCAATCTTCTTTGGATAGAGCCGATCAAGATGAGCTTTGAAGATAAAATCTGTAGTCCTTTCTGTGGGCTTAACCTTCAAGACATCTCGGACAAGAAGTTTCTCAAACTGTTTCCCATAAAACTTAGCCCTCAACACATCCTCTCCAAATTCCTCAACAAGCTCTTTCTTCAGCACTCTTTTCGGGTAGGTTCCCCCAGTCTTCCAATGGGTTGCCTTTTGAAACTCCTTCGTAGTTGTCTTCCCTCGATATCTTCTCTCCACAATTAGATTAAGCAGCGGATCATCACTTCCCGAAGCCATACTTCCTACCACAGCCTCCGCTTCATCCTTCCCAAACCCTCTGTTCACAAGTCTCTTCTGAGCCTCTTCTGCCCAAACAAAAGGCTTAATCTTATCCTTCCCTACAAGACTTTCCAGTCCTTTCACAGCATCCTCATAGGGAACTACCTTAGCTTGTTTAACCTCGGCTCCCAGCAGCTTTCCAAGAGCCCTTAGGGGTTTCTTTACCCCCACTCCAAAGAGATACTTAGCGTCAGTCCCTAACCGGGGAAACCTTCCCCAAAGAGCTGCTCCCAGACTTTCCCAAAGAAGAGCTTGGGTCTGTTCTTCTTGATCAAGCTTTAAAAACTCATCCCTCGCCGAAGGAAGAACAACATAGTTAGCAAAGGGAATTAGATCCAGCACCATAGCCCTCATCCCTGCATAGACATTCGGAGACCATTCTGCCAAATCCTTCTCCCAATCTCTCAGAGGAACCTCCTTTTTCCCCTCGATTGATCCATTAAACGGATCGCCCGAGATTCTTTCAATTGGAGCTTCTCGAGGATCCATTCGGTCAAGACTTGGGTTTCCCTGATCCTCGTATTGGGTCATTTCTTCTTCGCTCATACGGTCGATAAGTTCTGGCATAAGTTATCTCCTCAATCTTCCTTGCAGATTTGAACGAGCCTCCTCTACGTTTGTTCCAATGACTTGGCTGTATTTATCTCGAACTACTCCTTGGGTATCTATGTAGATAGGTACGGGCTTACCCTCGTCGATCTTAAGGGGGAAAAGGGTTCCTTTGATTATGTTGGCTGCATAGCCTTTCTTTCCTGTGGCATCGTCGATAAAGAAAGCAAAAGGAGGAACCCAATCAAGAGAGCGCCAGAAAAGACTTCCCTGATCTGTCCGCTCTATGTTGATTGTGTATCCTGGCCAACGAGATTCAAAGTAAGCCGAGGCCTCTGGAGAGTAAATTCGTTGAGATCTCTGTCCAGGCTTAAGCTTGATATTGGCTACTTTGTCAAGGTTGTCAAGAAGTTTAGCGACCTCTGGGTCTTCTCGGTTAAGTGCGGCCATTTGTCCTACAAATTCCCCCAGGTCTTTGGGGTAGGTAGCTTCGGGTGGAAGCGGAGCTTGTTTTGAGCCAGTCATTCTTCGAGAATAAAGAGGATCTCCCGGAGTAGCAAGAAGGTTATAGTCAAGGGTGTACTCAAAAATAGTCCCGTTGATTACAACCCCAGTTTTCTTTCCTGAGTCATACATTCCCTCATTGAGATAGACAGCTTGAAGAGCCTTGTCTTCATCGAGCCCGAGTCTCTTGGCCATCTCCCTAACACCTAAGTTTGCTTCGTCGAGCACAGTTACTGAGTTATCAGCACTTCGTAAGGCAGCTTTCCCTCCCCCAAGCGGCTGGAAGTTTTTCTTTTCGGGTGCTGAAGCAGGCCCCTGCATAAAAATATGCAGCCTTCGGTCGTAATCTGACTGATCGAAAAGATGCTTTGCCCATTCTTTCTCCCAAACCCCTTCGTTTTCTTTCCAGCTTCCCGAGGGAATGTTGGGCTCTTGAGGAGGAGTATTGTACTTAAGGAATTCCCTTCTCTTTTCCTCCATAGGAGAGATAGGGCTGTGTTTAATGTATGGGTCTACAGCTGTGCGAAGAGACTGTGGAAGTCCTCCATAGTAATCTCGCATCGACTGAGCTACCTGTTCTTTCATACTCACCGAGCCTGCTACATGGTAAGAGTTGATTAGGGAAGCTATAGTCCCCTTAGCTCGGTTGAATTGTTCTTGCTCTTTCTTTCCTTGCTGAGCCAACATCGTCTGATAAAGCCCAGCCATATTTCCTCCTCCACCAAGAGAGTAGGGAGGACGCATTTCTTCAGGCATATCTTTCTCCTTTCCCCTTTAGGTTTACCAAAGAGTATCTTTCCAGTCATCAGCATTATACCAATCATCTCTACCATCTTCTCTGGTAGGACTATCAGAAAAGCTTAAAGCTCCTTCGGAATTTCGAGACGCATAGATATCTCCATAGTCATAGCTTCCGACAGTTCTTTCTCGGTCGGCCGAACCTCCTCCGTTGAGAGAAGCAATTCCTTTTTTGGCTACGTCGTGGGTTTCTTGTCTTCGAACTTCTTCAGTTCGGTAAAGACCTTGGTAGAAATCATTGACGTCTTCCCGTTCATCAAGTTGTCGATTACCAAGCTCACGGTTCATCGCAGTTCTTTCTCGGTCGGCTGCAACTCCTGCCATACCTACGTCTCGCTGAGCTCGGATACCATACCGCTGAACATCCTGACCTCTCTCCCCAAGCTCAACATCTTGTTCTTTAGCCCAACGAGCAAAGGCAAGCTCATCAGCACTTTTCTCCTTTTCCCAAGCAAGACCCTCCTCGAAGAATTCTTGTTTTTGCTCAGTGGTTACATCGAACTGTCTTTGGCTTTCTTCGAGCTGAGCAAAAAACTGATCCATCTGGGCGAGATAAGTTGCTTCTTTATTCCCCTCAGCCTCGAGGGTATCTCGAAACTTTCCGGGGTCTTTGTAGGCAGTCTCACTCGGTAGAAATAATCCTAATCCGGTTCCAGCCATTTTATTTCCCTCCCCTCTTTGTTATTTCCTCTACAGATTCTTTGTTGTAAATAGTATGCATACACTCTTGGTTCTGGCAAAGATAGACGCTCCTCCAACCTCCTCTAACCGCAGTCCCTGGGCCTACATTTACTGGAAGAAGACGCATGGGTTTTGAGCAGAGGGGGCAGAGCTTCACTACCATCTTTTTACTATTTTTCTCCCTAAGCAACTGTTCCTCTATGCTTTTCTTTTTTAATTCTGTTATATACTCAAGAACCTCTTCACAACTTACCCCATTATCTTTCAGGTGCAGCAAGAGATTTCCAAGGTCTTGTTTTCTACCAAAAGATAAATCAAAAGGAGCTAAAATTTCTTCAATATTCTTCATTAATAACACTCCCATAGCCAATATGATGGAGTTGCCCCATAAAAACAGCGAGTATCATCACCATCTGTACAATCATGAAGAGAAGTTTCGTAACTTCCGCCGCAATCCGCAAAAGTGCCTGGTGGTATATCCGCACAAACGTAATCTATACAAGGTTTGTTGCTACTACAAAAACCCTCACAAGCAACACATAATTCTGCATCGGTAAAGCATCCAACTATAGTTTGAGCGCTTTTTTCCTTACCTCGTATTAAATAAAATACATATGAAGTTGGTCCACTACGAGACGTCCAAAGACCTGAAGGACCACAAGTAAAGCTATCTCTTACCCAATGACCACTAGTGCATCTTACCGAGCTTTCAATCTCAACATCACCACAACCATTTACGGTAATCGTAGCCGCTCCACAAGCAGATCCATCAGCGTTAAGGGTATTCGTCAATCCTACTGTTTCTACATTGTCGAGCGTAAATCCGGTTCCGGTTACTCCCCAGGCATAAGGCCCCCCGGTTCCAAGAGAATCGGTTATCGCTACCGTGCACGAAGCCGACCGAGCCACCGTTTCAGCGCTTGTCTCACTATCCCAAGCCATTCCTGTATCGTCACAAGTGTCACACTCAACCTCAATGTCTACACAACCACAGTCCCATAATTTATCCTTTAGTCTGTGTTCTGCGACTGGAAAAACATTAGCCAACATATATCGAAAAACTTGCCAACGATAATCATACTTAGGATCCCACCAAGGAAGAGGGATAGGAAACTTAATATCTTTTAGAAAAGAGCCACTTGCGATTTGAGCTTTAACACAGATTGTTACTGTACCCGAGTTTTCTTCACTCAACTGAATAGGAATGGTAGCCGAAGCACCAAAAAGATGCTCTTCAATCGGTTGGACTATAGCTAATTCCTGATCACTTGAGGTTGCGACCCATAGATACGAGGTACCTAGACTATAAGGCCCCATAGTAAGTTGGTCAATTGAAGCATGTAGGTTGACAAGTTCTCCACACTCTCCACCCCTAAAAATACTCAGACCACACTCTCCCTCCCCAAAGATAAATCTGGACCAATAGCTTCCCCCCGGAGGAGGCCAAAGACCCCCAGACTTAGGTTTTGGTTCTCCCCAAGTAGGAACTGGAAACTTTAGATTCATAGCTCTATAGTCTCCATCAAAATAAGGTTTCTCGAAGAGACTTTGTTTCCCAGTAAGCTCTTTGAGATAGTGAGCAGGAGTCTTAAAGAGGCTGACAATCCCAGCCTTCAAGTTTAAATATAGTCTTCTTCTACTGCTCACTCAACCCCCTACCACTTAACTCATAACCAAAGGAATAGATCTCCATCTCTTCATCAGCCACGTCGAGAGAAAATTCTACCTGAAAGCATCGACAATCCTCAATCGACATAGTCAAATGAGGAACAGTCACAGAAAACCCTGTCTCAATCATGCTTAGAGCCTGCGGAACCTCTTGAGTAGTCCCTGAACTTGCCAAATCCTTAAAGGTCTTAGTCACCAAATCCCCTGCAGCTCTTGCTTTAAGCTCAGCTAAAATCCTTCTTAGCCCAAAACGAATAACCCTCTCTCCTCCTTCAACTGAAACTGCTCTTGTTTTCACAGAATGATCAATAGGTTCATCAGCATTAGCCGTAGTCTTATCCGAAGTATCAGTCTCAAGCCTCATCACAAACCCAGAGGCCGAAGCCCCATAAACATACTCCCGATTGTCATTGGCTCTAAAGCTAACCCCAGTCCCCAAGACAATCTTTCTTTCCCAGGGGGGATACCATTCAGCAGTCACATAGTTAAAGACAAGCTCAACTGTAGGAAGAAGAAGATGATACTCATTGTTTATAGAATCATTAAAAGCCTGAAGACTCCTTATCGAAGCTGCAGGAATACAGCTTGAGCTCTCAGGATTGAAGTATTGATCTATAGCATAACTGTTCTTCTTAGTCTTCCTTCCATCAAAGGTATAAACCCCATCTATATCCTGCCAAATAGCCACTGTCATAGCTTCATCTACATGTGCTCCGGGAAACCCAACCTCACAGACAGCTACACTTTTGGGAGTAGCCAGCCCTACCCTCTCTGTAATCTTCAGTGTTCCAAAAGTCCCCGGACTCTCCCCCTCAAGAAGCCAAACCCCATGCTTCTTAAAGACTATAAGCTCATTATAGAACTTAACAGCGCAGAGAATTGGACTCATATCTCCAAAGACATCCGTGTATCCACTATCCATCCCATTAAAACAAGCAGGATTATCCCTTGCCGAGAACCGAAGCCGGTTGGGATATTCTGGATCTCCCCAAGCAAAAAGCCTTCCCTTAAATTCCACTACTCCATCATAGGTAGAAAGAGTCTCCGGATAAGCCCCATAGGAAATAGCATAGATTCTCGTATCTGCGCTTAGTGCTGCTGCCCAAGAAAGCCTATACCAGTACCCTGGAAGCTGATCTCCCTGCAGAATCCTTCTCTGAGGGGTTATCGCCGAAGCATCAAAAGCAAAGGTTCCTGTTTGAGCAAAGCTTTTTGTCCCTCCTCCATCCTTAGTCTTATCCCCAAGATTTGTAGACACTGCAGTCCAAGCACTCCCACTCCAATACTCTATCCGATCTATCGCTGCTGCATCTACATTTCCATAACCATCCACAATTCCTATCCCAAAGATAGTTGCAGGTTCCGGAGTTTTAAGATAGATAAAATCAGTCGTTTCCGCAGCGGAGACATCCATATACATCGAGGAGCTTTCATTTGTAACCTTCCCAAGATACTCTATGTACTCCAAAAGACTATGGTCATAAAACCTTGCCCCGGCTACCCAGCTCATCTCCCCATTCCACTTATTGGTCATAGAAGCTGCAGCTTGAGTACAAGTAGCTGAAATCACAAACACCGGAGTACTCATTGCTCCAGTCCAAGAGAACTTATAGGCATATCCCTGAACTCCCAGATAACTTCTCATCAAGTCTGAGCTTGAGGCTGTCCAAGAAATTGTTCCATCTTTAGCAAGAGTCTTGGTTGAACCTGCCGCATCCAGTGTTCCATCAACTACAGATGAGACTGCTGCCCAAGCCCCACTTCTCCAAGCCTCAACCACCAGCGTCTCTGCGTTGGTATTAAACCCAGTCCCAAGATCAAGCGTAACCCCAGAGATCCTTTCCTCTGTCAAGACGATAAAATAATCAGCTGCAGCCTCAAGCACTATCCCATAGGTATCCGATCTCCCATCAATAACTTTTCTCGAGTAGTCACAATCTGCAACCTCACTTGCATCATAAACAAAGAAACCTCTAACCCTCGGGGAAGCTCCCCCATAGACTATTGGTCTCCCAGACCCATCAGCGTAGAAAAGATACTCCCCTACTTGAGCCGAAAACCCTGGAGTTGTCCCAACGCTTACCCCCAAGGTAGTCCCATAGCTTGTATCTTGCGTAGGCGGAAGCTTATTCTGAGCACTCTCCCTAACAAGCTTCGAATTAACCTGAGCCACGAAATGCTCATCACCCGAAAAGGGATTGATATAGTAGTGAAGACTCTTCGCATCTGCCCCACTCTCAAGCGTAGTCGTATTATGAAGAGCACACCCTTTCCTTGCCTTCCAACCTCCCCCCTGAGAAACCTTTCTTACATTCTTTCCTCCCGAAATCCAACCCTTCTTCAGAAGTGTCGGAGGAATAACTCCGTGATACTGTCCTACAAATCTTTCCGGGATAACTTGAGTAGTCATTAACCTGCCTCCACTATCCGAGTATACGTAGACCCGCTTATCCTTGTTGAGAGAAATTCCTCTACTTCTTCCTGAGCAGTCTTCAATTCTGCCCTATAGAAAGAAAAGAGTTCTTTCTCAAAGGCTGAACTTGGTTTTGCCATAGCCTTAACCGTAGCTCTCAGAATAACCAACCCAAGAACTTCTCTTGGAAGCTCAGAAACTGTCCCATACTTATCCGATACTGCAGGAGTTGCAGCCGGACTTGCTATCGTAGCTATTCCTGTAAGCCCTGTATAGTCAGCTATTTCTTGGTTAACATTGAGAGCATTAGATGTAGCATCCCAAACACGAAGGGTTACTCCGTTATAGTAATCGTCTACTCCCGAAGGAAAGTTAGCCAAGTTAAAATAGACCGAAGTTGCGCTGGTACTGACTTGGCAAGTTCCCGAAGCAAGATCCTTTGCCCTTCCCTGGTACCAAAGATAGCAAGCATCTCCAAAGCTATCCATGTTAATCTCAATATAACCCCCGATAAGATAGGCCTCAATCATACCAGCCCCAATAGAGGTTCCAGGCGTTCTTCCCTGTCTTCTCTCCCTTATCGTCCCTCGGATAGGAATAACTCTTCCCGAAGTAACCTCCTCAACATAGGCTGGCCTTACACAATCTGAAGGCATGGTTAGCCTATTCAAGCTTGGAGTAAGCGCTGCGCTTTTCTTCAGCAGCCAATCTCCAGGAGAATCCAAAACCATCCTTCCCACAGCAACATGCTCAAGATTCAATCGACGAACTAACTGAGCGTTAGTCCAATGACTTGCAACAAGCTCTCCGAGATTATCTCTCAGTTGTCGCCTCATTTCATAGGCATCCATTCTACATCACCATCCCTTCATCAGCGGAGTCGTAAACACTTTGATTAGGAGCCTGAAGAAGCAACTCTTTCTTTTGCCCTTCCACTTCCTGAGCAATCTGTTTCAGTGCTTCAAGTTTTCCAAACTGAATCTTCAGCCCCTGCTGAACCATAGCACTAACCTCATTAACCCTCTTAAAGGTCTTGGCAAAAGCCTTGTGCTCCTTAGTCAACTTAAAACTTTCAACCTTTTCTTTAGCAATCAGATCTGGCATCTTCTCCCCTCCCCCTTAGGCCTCAACCATTCTTTCCACAGCATATTCCTTCGGAACTTGGATAATCTTACAGTGAAGGTTTATAAAAGAGTCCAAAGCTATATCAGTAATCAAAGTCCTAAACTCGTCCTCTTTCTTTCTCCTCTGTTGCTTATCCATCTCCTCAAAGTATTTGACAAATTCCCCAGCTGAAAACCTTGCCGGATCTCCAGCATGAAGCTTAAGCAATATGTCTGCCCCAAGCTCCCTATATTCCTTCCCCTTTGTTTCCACAGTCATAACATGGTGGGCTTCTTCCCCATTCTTAGGAAACCTAAAGATCTCCCATTTCTCTGATCCCCAATCCCAGGCCACCTCAAGCTCCTCATCGAGAACATGAAGTTGCTTCGTAAACCCTCGATCAGGAATATGAACCCCAGCCTCCAAGCCTACAAACTTCTTCCACTCCATCTGGGTAGGCATATTAGGAACCGAAGGATCATCCTTCTTATTCATCTCCCGGATTTCCTTAGCCCTCTGCATGCTCAAATCCAAACAAATCCTTTTCCTTTGTTTTATCTTCTCCCTTTGCATTTTCATCCTCCATTGTTCCATTTAACGGATCTACCCTGGCTTTAAAATCCATTCCTGAGTGTATTGAGTTATGGTACTTAACTGCCGGGACACCCAAAGGCCCTCCGCCGATAAGCTGACAAACTGAGGGATCTCCATGGGCTATAGCAAACTCAATCCAACGCTTAAAGTTGGTGTAGACTAAGGGACTAAACTCTCTTGTGAGATCGAGACGCTTAGCGGAAGGTTCCCACACAGTCTCAAGAAGATTAAATTTAGCCGTGTGATCTATCTCATCCCATTGGTCGGAGGGGCCGAAGTCTCGCTCAAGCTCAGTACAACCACGCTTGAGATAGAGTAGACCAGCTTTGAGATACTCGGCTATTTTTTCTATCCCAAACCAATCTTCAAGAGCTTTTTGGACTCGTTTGAAATGTTTTCTCCCACCCTCAAGTCCTGTTCCAAAAGGACAGTACCAGAAGGCTCGATAGCCTCCAAGACCACTTGTGTAGTCTCGTTGTTCCGGTCCAGCCTTTGAGGGCCAGCTAAGCTTGTCTTGAAGCTTTTGAATCTCAATAAGTTCGAGAATTGTTTGGGGAGCCATAACTACCTTCCAACAATCTTTGCAGGGAGGGGAAAGGATTTTATAATAGTCATGATAGATGGTAGCCCATTTGGTGCAGTCTCTATGGGGACAAAAAGCACCAAATATCCAAAGACGATTGATAGCAAGCTCCTCATGGAGACGAAACTTTCCATCAAGTCCTGCACTCATTTTTCCCTGGTGCCAAAGATTGAGAATAGGGTCTATAATATCTATACCGCAAAGCTGTTCGTAGAATGATATTTCTTTGCGAGTTTCTTCGGGGGCTTCTGCTTTCATGTTTCTTTTCTCCTTTGAAGTTGAGGGGAGAGGCTATGTTTGCTCTCCCCTCTGTTTAGGTTAAACTTTCTTGACAGGTTTTGGAATCTTTGGAGCCTCAATCTTTGGAGCCTCAATCTTTGGAAGCACAGGTTTTCGAACCTTAGGCTTCTCAGCCATAAGGCTTGACCCACAGATAGCACACTCCATTCCCTGAGTTGCTTCAACTTCTTTACCACAACGAGTACAATAGGCCATACTTTACCTCCTTTTTTCAGTTCTTAAACTGTGTGGTCATAAGCAGTACTTAAAAGAATTTGCTCATCTGCAGCATTAAAACCACCATTACCCTGAAGAACTGAAGCCTCACCAGCTGCGGCAATTGCATCAGTCGCATTAAACATAGCGCACTGAGAATCAAACAGCAACTTATGACCATAGGATACCGAACTGTTCAGAATTCCTACGGTTGCTGCTGTACCATAGGCGGTAATAAACCTACAGTTCTTGAACATCGTCCAGGAGAAAGTACTTCCTACCAGAACTTCGATGAAGTACGAATCGCCTACCCCTGAGCACATAAGAAATGTGCAGTCCTCAAAGGTATTCCGTACTGATCCAGCTCCGATTCGAAGGATACAGTTGGAATTTGTTCTGGCAACTGTGTCTGTACCGAAGGTACATTTCTTGAAATAACCCTCGGAACATCCGGTCAAATCAAGGGTAGCATAGGTAACCTCAGCGGCTTGAGCTGCGGCCATTGGTCCACCTATGTGAACGTTCTCCAGCATGTTTCGCTCACCGGTAATCTGCATACCAATGAGATCACCAGCAGCTCCACCGTGCATAAAGTAGAGATTCTTGAGCAAGTTACCATAGCCGCTTAAGGTAAGCAGTGGGCTAACAGAAGTACTGTGCCCAATTCTTGCCCTCCCATTCATCGGCATCCCTGGGTACATACCCACAAGATGAGTCATGTTTTTGTTCAAGGTTAACGCAGCTCCCTGGGGATGTGAGTCAGGTGTAACAAAGATTACATTGTTATTCCCGTTCTGTCTTCCCGCAGCATCATATGCGTCTACGATATTCATATGCAGCCTTGAAGAAGGAAGTCTTCGATCATCCCGCAGAAACCCATAGGGTGTCCCACTTCCCAAAGCTGCGTAGTGACAAGCTCCGGGAATAAACCCAAGCTGTGCCACAGCCGCTGTGTGCAATTCATGTTCTCTCAAATTTCCCATTTACTATCCTCCTCTGTGTAGCGGTTTCACCGCTCGATTCTGTTCTGGTTTGGGAAAAAGGTGGGGAAACCTAAGCCTCCCCACCAACCTTAGCCAAGCTCTGCTTTAATCAGGATCGTAGGCAAGATCACAGATCACTCCGTGAGATGCCCTGTTGTTGACCCCAAGTTCTGCATAGCGATAGAGCACCGCTTCATAAGCATCGTACCCCGTGATCCGAGACAAAATCGCCCCATCTCGATCCATGAAGTCATAATCACTCATACGATAAAGCTGTAGATCCTTCAAAGTGAGAAAGTACATCTCCCCATCTATGGCATCAGGATCGACCATGAGCGGAACACCATTGTAATCTATGGCTGTCCACCCACCATCAAGCGTCATCGTGTTAACTGTTCTTCGACGGGCTTCCATGTAGTCCAGGTATTCCCGTCGAATCGCATGAGTTGTGATAATCATATCAGGGCCATAGTCTTTCCCGGCCTTCAACTCAACCTTGTCAAACATCTGCTGCATCAGTTTCGGAGTCAGCTGTCTCTGCGAGGTGTACCTTCCACCCGAAGCCGCCAAAACCTGGGATTTAAACCAAGCGTAGGTATCAACATCTATCCCCTGCAAAACATCTTCGGCCACTGACGCCGCAAATCCATCCACTGCGCCTCCATTGATAAAGGAGATATCATCGAGATTACTATCAGTCACGATCCCTCGAATACCCATCATCTCCAGTCTTCCGGCACCGGCTGCAGAAGTACTTGAAAGACTTACCCCATTCCCAAGTCGAACGAGAAAGGTTCCGGCAACCTCGCTGATCCCTGGATCAGTATGCGTGGTTCCCAGAGTAACATAAGTTCCATCAGTTGCTGCTGAGATAGACCCAGTCAACGGAAACAACAGAACAGTAGAAGTCAACGTAGTAGCTGTTATTCCAGAACTCCACGTAGGAAGTATGGTATTATAACCAGCCTGCTCCGTAATCCCTGTCGTGGAAACATAAGCCCAGTCATCAATATACTTTGACCCAAAGGTTGAGCCAAAGCCATCTCCGCCTGCACTATTATTACAGTACTTTTTCTGCACTGTCCACTGGGAACCTGAGCTACCATCACTCCCTGTTCTCCATCGAGAGATGATCCCATAACCAGCACCCCATAGCTGCCGATTAATGTCCTTCATGAGATCTTTGGTAATTCCCTCGATCTCGGACTGAACCACCTTTGCATAGGCTCCTCTTTCATCTCGAGTTGCCGCAATTGTAGGCCCGGAAAAGTTAACTCGACCGTAGTTGTACTTCGTCGAGACTTCGGACTTTTTAAACTTCTGGAAACTGGCGTTAGGTAATGCTCCACCATCAGCTCTCGCCCCAATTCCCGCTGATCGACCATAATGATTCTCAATGTAAGCTTTCTTTCCACTCACATCTTTCTCATTTACGTCAATCTTATCGGCCAGGATAGTATCTCCGTTGAGATACTCCTGCATAGCCGGCAGGTACATATATTTTAGCGCCTCATCATAGCTTGCCAGCATGGCTGCGCTTGAGCCTGTATAAGCCATTTTTCTTTCCTCCTTATCCTAAGTTCTTATCTAACATTTCCTTCATTGAATCTCCGGGCAGCGTGAACTCTTCGGCAGCCTTGCCCAACTTTCTTCGCCGAGAAGCGAACATAAACTTCTTCCCCTCATGAACTGGAGGATCTTTAGAAGGATCTTGCTCTTTCAAAGCCGTTAAGTCAAGCTTCTCCAGATCAACCTTTCCCTCTTCGAGTACCCCAGCTTTAATAAGAAGCTGAATCGTATTCTTCGCATGACTTAGTTCTGTCTGCCCTACACTTACCACTTTTGCTTCTGACGCAGCCTTAGCGTGATCCCAGAAGCTTACGCTTCGATCCGCTTGAGCCTTTGCCAAAATCTTGGAAATATCATCATCATCAAGGTTGGAGTGTACAGCTTTAACATCTTGATTGATATTCCTGCGATAAATATTCGACTGGCCATCCTCAATTTTAGTCATGCGATCACCAATCTTGGTTAACGCATCAAGCACTACTTGAGTGGCTTTCCCTTTCGAACCTTCGTCGCCTTTACCCGTGGGCTTTACCGGAATAACAAGTTTGTTATCACCATCCCCAGCCTTTTTATTAATAACAGTTCCTTGTTCATCAATCACTCCCTGAGAGATCAGTTGATTCATCAGGGCAAAACTTGCTTCGCTATTCCTCAAATACTCATTTGAATCAATTCCATAAGCATCCAAAACCTTTTTAAACGGAGCAAACTTCTCGTTTGTACTGTCAAAATTACCGGCCTTAGCCATTGCTGTAGCTACTTCTTCTGCCGATACCATTTTAGTCTCATCACCCACTGTAATCTGGATTTGTGTGGGGTTGCCATCTCCCTGGCCTCCGCCAGCTCCTTGATCCCCGGCACCTTTTGTTCCTGGCATAATCGTTTCTCCTTTTTCGGCTTCGCCGACTTAAAATTTAAGTAATTGACTGATAAGAAATTCTTTTACAGGGGGTCTTGTAAGCAAATCATCAACAAGCAATGAAAACTCCCCATGAGGATTAGCCGTATAGATAATCTTTTGAATTTCCAGGGAATACTCCTCGATTTTCACCCCACCTTTAAAAGTAAATTCGCAGTACTTATTCCAGCTATGCTGGGCCTGCAGCAATCCCTTAATAAAACCATTCCAAGCTTGAGCGCATTCGGCTAAGGTTTTCTTCCTACTTTCCTGCTCCAGCTTGAGTCTTGCCTCCCCCTCCGCCTTTCTCTTTGCTTCCTCCGCTTCCACCACTTCCACTTGTTCCTCCACTGCCTCCTCCTTTCAACATTGCTTGTTCTCGAAGCATCGCTTCTCTTTGCTCAGTCACCCTCTTTTGATGAACCACGTTGTGAGCCAAAAATCGAGCCTCAATTTCAATAAAAAGCTTTCGGTCGTTTAGCTTAAGCTTCTGGTAGTCCATACTCTTTTGAAACTCCATATGAATTTTCATATGCAAAGCATCATTATCATAAACATTAGGCGGAAGGTCTATCTGAGCCAACAACCTATTTTCCCACTGAGCCACAGCCTCATCCTTTTTAGCTCCAGAATAAATATCCTTCACAACAGCATCGTCAAGCATATTCATTACATTTCTTCTCACCTCAGGGTCTTGAGGATCACCATAAAGTCCTCTCGTAAACCGATCCATTATTTGAGCTTCTATCGCTATTCTCGAATCAGGCAAACTTGACTGCTTTTTCACAGTTACATCAGTATTCCCAGCCAAATCAGCAGCCCCAAAACTTGCTACCTCAATCTCCCTATCCCTCCCCACAACCTTAATCATTCTCGGTTGATCATATCCTTTCTGAACCCTTTGCAAAACTCCAGACATAAATCCCTCGAGACCCTCCTCGAAAATCTGGTGGCTTGGGATAGCTCCATGAGCATCTTGTTCCCTTAGAATCGCAACCATTTCCCCAGACCTAATATCACTCTTATTTGTTCCTTGAGTAACCTCATGCTGAGAGAAAAGATTGTTCAGCGAATTCCAAGTCAGTTCCAGCGTCCCTGTAAAACTTGTGGGCATATTCTTCATAGAAAGAAGCTCAGGCTTAGCTCCCATAACCGGCTTATAGTAAATATGCTGTCCTGTAACATTATCAAACTCAATTCGGAAATTACACTTATCAGGAATAAGATACTTTCCTCTCCCCATTGTCCGGTTGAACTCATGAATATCCGAAAGCGTTGAGTTCCAGGTTTTCTGCAGAGGAATAGCATCCTCCATGGTTGCCTTTCCCCAAAACTGTCCGGGAATATCTACATCTTTAAAATGCTCTGTGTTGAACTTTGTATAGGGATAATCCCTGGTCTCCAAAATAATCCCATTAGCACCAGCACAATACAGTCCTCTCGGAAAAATCTTATCAGGCTTATGGTAATATTCAAGAAGCATAGCCCCAGGAAACTTCCTTGCTTGAGTTCCAGTCCCACCCCCAAGCATAAAACTTGTATCCATCAAAGACGAAGGCATACCTTCTGCCGGAACCATACTTCCCTTAGCATAGTTCTCAGCAAAATACTCCTCACTTCTCCACTTATTCTTAATCATCCAAGGAAAGCTATGCAGATCTATATCTCCCATAGTCACCGCTGGAACCAAAATTTCAAAGGGAGACCAAATCCCTGCATCAACATCTCCCAGATAGACCATATTCCCTGTCTTTTCATCCAGCTTAATAGGCCCAATCTTTCTATTCCACCGATGATCCAGAAAGACATTTCCGGTAGTAAACTGCCAACCAGCCAGCTGCCTTGTCTTTCTCTTCATCCGGTTGCTTTGCCAAAAACTTGTCAAGAACTTATCCCCAGCTTTGGCCGCCTTAATATCCTCATCTTCTGTCGAGCTCGGCACCACAGACATAATAGGATCACTCTTGATAAAATCAGCAATCTGCCTTCTTACCCTGGGCATAATCTGATTGTCCATCATCCTAATCCTACCCCGCACAGGCTCCAGATTCTGTAGCATATGAGCACTCGAGTTAAAAAAAACATACTGTCTTCCAGCAAGAAAAGCAAGTTCCAACAGCCACTTCTGCTCATAAGGTCTCCGAGACTCAAGAGCATCACCCCTTCTATTCTCAATATAAGTCCAAAGAACCCTTTCTGCTCTCCCCTGCTTTCCTGGAGGTTTCTTCTTTAGATAATCCGCTGCTCGGCTATTCAATAGTTTTTGCGTCATATTATTCTCCAATTTTATTCAACAAAGCAAATTCACCGTGATACTTAAGCGCTGCTTCGTTATAAGCTTGAGCAGCTTCTTCTTTAGTGATATAGTAACCCAAAGATTTTATTACTGTCCAATAAGTTCTTCATCACTTAGAATCTCCCCGATAGAACTTTCATCTTGAGTCGGTGACATCACCATTTCTGTTGAAGGGGGCTTACTTGCTCTCTTCTCCACGGAAGGACTATCCATATACTCTCCCCAATCCTTTGCAATAAGTTTGTCAAAGAGAGCCTCATTTTGATCTCTCAGCCCACTCATATCCCCATAGAGTTTAGTCAGCCAGTCCATCTTTTCCTCTAACCTTCCCAAACTCTCTCTCACTTCTTTCCGAAAACTCATACTCTTTCCCTCCCACTCGCTTGATCCATTTAATGGATTCATCAAGTCTTTTTTCTTTAGTTGCCCTGGGGGATAATGGCCAGGCTTCCAGGGCTTGCCGGAGGGCCATTGGATAAATAGACCTCATTGGAATTTTCGCTCTCAAATCCCTCGATGTCATATGCTCTGGCTACGAAATGGGGAAGCTTTAGGCTACCTATGTCAATGATGCAGGTAGTCTCTATTCCTTCCCAAGCAGGAGTTGTATAGTTATAAACTCCTTTCCAGTCACGTATAAAAACTCGATAACCAACTAAATCCGGTTCGCTATTTGCTGACCATTCTAAGGTTACCGAATCAGCTGAGGCTACAACCACCCCTGTAGAAAAACACAAAACCAACACAAGCAAAACAATCAAAAATCTTTTCATCTTCTTCTCCTTGTTTTCGGGTGACTTTGAAGGTGGATATGTAGCCCTGATCCTGTGTCATGAAAAACTGCCACGCTCTTCTCAGGCCTTTCTGAATCATATTCCCATTCATAGTTAACATAGTTAGCCACTCTGTCTGGACTCTTAAACGTCCAAGAGCGTATATCTATTCCCCTGCAAGGTAGGGTTCCATGAACTCCCTTATCCCCATACCTATAGCCACAGGTAACCACAACCTGTTCGGGATATTCTCCAGCAAGCCAGCTTATTATATCAATAAGAGTCTTGTCATATTCAACTTCCAAAAGACTATATAAAACTGACTTATCCTTTAGGCTAATCATTTTGCCAACTCTTCAGATCATTCTTTTTTGTCTGTTGAGCTCTATCAAGCAATACGGCAATATTTTCTTTAATCTCACCAATATCTACTTTGATAATATGGAGGATAACTTTTCCTTCCTCAAGACCTTCTTGACAATGCTTAATATCTTCCCCTTGGATAATATGCTCATGCTTCACTTTCTTAAACGCTGTGCAAAACCCTGTGTGTTCAGAACACATTTTCGCTCCCCCAAATTCAATCACCCCATAGCGTTTCAGTATCATCAGGATTCCAACAACTGTTATCCCAAATAGAGCCAAAATTCCAAGTGTCGCTTCAGGAGTGAGTTGCATCTTTTGTTCCTTTCGTCCAAGTTAAAAAACAACATCATGAGGATCAACAATTTCTGGATCAACATAGTTCAGCATGTGTTGAACCTCATGACCCAAAACCTTCATATAAGGGACAATCTTCCTATTTTGCCGATAGCCCTTGACATAAATTAGATTACCACCTTTGTAGCAAAGACTTATCACCTTCTTACCATTTAAGTCTGGAACATGATCAGTAATAATGTAAGTTGTTGCTGGCATATGAATAACCTTTGTAAACGGCTTTTGCGCTGCGCAGCCCACGAGCCAGAAGCAAATTATTAAGGCTGCTATCGCAAAGTGATATATTGACATTCTTAGATGATTCATAGTTACCATTGCGCTTCTGTGTTTCCCGTTGCCTACTCAGTCAAATCTTTTGTTTCCATAATTAAATTCATTCTGAATTTAATTAGAAGCAGAGCCGAGACCCGACACTCACATAATCAACACCCGAACCATCAACTAGATACCAACAGAAAACACCCGCACTCACCCCAGCACTCGCATCACCCCCGAACCTAGCCACACGACAACCAGGATTTTGATAATAATAATCAGTGATATACTCATTGCTTGATCCGCCAACAGCAGACGGCAGAAACCCTGCTTTTGTTTGTTCTAATGTCGTTTGGTATCCATTAACGTTATGCAGTGTAATCCCACTGCCACCAGTATCGGTCAGTCTGGTATAAGCTGTGTCTGTGTCGTCTGCAAAATCAGTTTCCGTGTTGCTTGCATACGGGATGTTGTCATTAATATTAATGCCATCCACCCACTTAAAAATATTGCCATAGAAGTTTTCTATTCCCCTATAGCTCATATACGCATCGTTGTTATCCCCACCAGTGTTAGCAGTGGCATTGCCGTCACTATTGGATTTACCAGTGACACCTATGTAGGAATCTTTTGTCCAAGTTCCGCCTGTCAACTCCGTGCGGCCCATACCAATCACGTCTTGACT